TCAAGGTCAAGGGTACTGAATTTAGCGACTCTGAGTCTGCTTCTGTTGCTAATGTGCTGATGTCGTGGCTTCTTGAGTCACGCCTGCGTTCTGACCTCCGCAAGGAAGCCGAACTGCTCTGTCAGTACACCCAGCAATACGGCTGGTCTGCCCTTAATGTCATTTGGGAGCAGGAAATGGGTACTCGATTCCAGAAGATTCGCCTAGATGAACTGATGCAGATTGTGCAAGAGGCTGTTCAGGCTAATCCAAAGTCTACGCTTAAAGACCTTCCTGCCGCCATCCAGAACCCTGAACAAGAGGACTACGCTGTAGACCTCATCTGTATGTACCTTCAGTCTGTTGACCCGAAGGATGTAAAGAAGGCTATTAAGGAACTCCGTGAAAAGGGTGTCTGTGAAATTCCTGAACAGTTTGTCTCCAAGAACCAACCTCTTGTGGTTGCCCTCAAGCCTTACGATGAAATCTCGTTCCCGCCTGAGACTATTGAAATCCAGAAGGCTCGTGTCATCTTCCGAAGAACATATGTCACGGAAGTTGAACTGCGTTCTATGGCGGCTCAGGAGGAATGGTCTGACTCGTTTGTTGAGCAGGCTGTCAATGTGATGGGAATGCAGTCCCAGTTTAATGACCCTAACCTTCTTCCTGCCGCCGCCCTGATTAATTATCAGGTCGCTCGCAATGACAACCTAATCGAACTTGTTTACGCTTACAGCCGTAATATTGATGAGAATGGCGTTCAGGGCATCTACCAAACCATCTTCTGTCCTCAGGCTGGTAGTGAAGACTACGCCTCGCACGGACTGCTTGGTTACGCCCACAATAAGTATCCTTTTGTCATCTACCGCAGAGAACGCACACGCAGAGCCATTATGGAATCTCGTGGTGTCCCTGAGATTGCGATGACTGACCAAGAAGAAATCAAGGCTCAGCACGATGCTATCCGTGACCGCACAGCGTTCACAACGATGCCTCCTATCCTTGTTAAGAAGCGTCTTGGTGGTATCAATAAGATTGCCCCAGGAATTCACCTGCCTGTCACCTCGATGGATGACTACAAGTTCCTTCCTGCTCCTACTGACCAAAATCAACAGGTTGCGTTTATGCTCATTGATAGGGTTGAACTGAATCACGCTTCCTACTTTGGTCTACCTCACCCGCAGATTATGCCGCAGAAGACTCAGACTACTCAACAGTTTGTCATCAACAACTGGCTTGATGTGTGGAGCGAAGCCTTCTCAATGACCTTCTCCCTGATGCTCCAATATATGGAGTCTGCTGAGATTGAGCAGATTACTGGCAATGCCCTCCCGCAGAATATGTCCAGCGTTAGCAATATGTACGACTTCCAAGTTAAGTACGATGTGCGAGAACTCGACACGAACTTTGTTATCGAGAAACTCAAGGCTATCACCCAGTTCGTCCTTCCTCTGGATGGCGGTGGTGTTATCGACAAGAACAAGTTGGTTAAGGCGGCTATTGAGGCTATTGACCCTGATAAGGCTAAGGAACTCATCATCAACCAGACCTCCGCTTCCCAGCAGATGTACAAGGATATCCAGTCTGACATCGGACTGATGATGCTTGGTAACGAGGCTAACTATGTCGAGAATGACCCTGCCGCCCCGACCAAGTTGCAGTATATGCAAGACATTATGGGCAAGAATCCCAAGGCTCAACAGATGATGCAACAAGACCCTCACTTCCGTGCTCTTGTTGAGAATATGATGAAGAACCTCCAGATGTCTGCTATGCAACAGCAGAATAAGCAGATTGGTCGTACTGGAGTCACTCCTGTCGGTCAACAAGCCGCTGAGGGTATGAAGCAACAGATTGACCAAGCCAATCAACAGCAACCCCAAGAATAATGCGTTACCCTAACCAAATCATCGTAGGTCTGTCGTTTGAAAAGAATAATGACCTATGGAAGGCTATTCATATGCTCTTAGACGCTTCTATCGAATCTGAGGTGGCTTCTGCCATCTCCAGAGAGAATAAGGGCGAGGATAGGGCTTGGTTTGCTGGTAGGGCTGAGGCTCTTACGGCTTTTAAGTCTATCCTTGTCCAGACACGAGAAGAAGTGCTGGCTGACCAAGGCAGACCCTCAGAAGCCCATAGTTCGTCAGAAAGCGGTATGTAACGCTTATAGTACTTGCTTAGTATAATTTTAAGCCGTAACTGGCTACTAGTTCTGGAACTATTACAACATCCTGATTATAAAAACGGACTTTAGACCTTATCTAATGACAACAGAAAATCAAGCCGACCTTAGCACGGCTCAAAACAACGCTACGAAAAACGAAAGCACCCCGCAGGCTTTTGATATGAGTAAACTCGCTGACATTGTTAGCGAATCGTTCCTAGGCGGTAAGGAAAATAGTGAGTCTTCAGTCTCGCACGAGCAAACTGAAGCGGAAGGTCAAGCGACTTCCGAGAATAGTGAGGTTCTTTCTCAAGATAACGATACAGCCACCGAACAGGACGAGTCTACAGATTCCGAGGAAACCGAAGAAACCAAATCTGAAGATAACGACCTTGATAGGGGCTTGCCCAAAGGTGTTAAGAAACGCATCGACAAACTCTCTGCCAAACGCAGGGAGGCTGAAGCAGAAGTGGAACGACTCCGTTCTGAGGTGGATAGACTGTCGCAAGAGGCTAACAAGCCAGCACAGACTCCGACTCAGGACAATCCTTACGCTCACCTGTCTACGCTAGAAGAGGTTAACCGAGAGGTTGACCAAGCCAAGCAAATCAGACGCTGGTGCGAAATGAACCCCGATGGTGCAGTAGTTACAGGTAAGGATGGAAATGAAGTGGAATACTCCGCTGAAGAAGTGCGAAACATCAAAATCAAGGCTCTTGATGCGATGGAAGACCACCTCCCTAAGCGTATGCAGTATCTCCAGTCCTTCAATCAGATGGAGCAAATTGCCGCTAAGGAATACCCTTGGTGGAAGGATAAGGCATCACGAGACAGACAAATCGCTGAGACTTTCCTGAAGGCGTTCCCTGAAATCCAGAAATTCCCTGACTACAAGATGGTGATTGGTGATTACATCTCTGGCGTGAAAACTAGAGAATCCAAAGGCAAGTCCTCTGGAGTTATCAACAAAGCACCCACACAGCCTAGACCTTCTTCAGCCCCGAACTCCGTTCCTTCCAAGGATGCGAAGTCTCAGCAAGCCCAGAAGCGTTTTACTGCATCGAACTCTAGAGATGACCTTTCTGCTATAATCGCTAACCGATTCCTGTAATCATTCAAAACCCCTAAACCCTATATAATAATATGGCTAATCTCACAGAACCCTCCTTCTCGTCTGGTAAGAGAGAAGAACTCGCTGACCTCATTGCCCTCGTTGATGCTAAGGATACTCCTTTCACCTCGATGGCTAAGAAGGGTAGCAAACCCGGAAATACCCTGTTCCGCTGGCAGGCTGACTCTCTCCCGACTCCTCGTACCACAGGTACAGTTGACGGCACGGATGTCACCGCTTACGACAACTACACCAAGGACGGCTCGACTCAATATCGTGCTGAACTGTCGAACTTCATCCAAATCTTCAGACGCTCTGTCCGTGTGTCCCCGCTTACGCAGGATATCACGACCATCGCTGGTGTCCGTGATGAACTCGCTAACAATGTCGCTAAGGGCATTCAGGCTATCAAGCGTGATATGGAAGCCTCGATGTGTTCCGACAATGGTGCTCAGGCTGACGCTGGTGGTACTACTCCGTACCTGACTCGTGGTCTCCACAAGTGGCTCGCTCCTGCCGCCTCTAAGGATACTGTCCTCCCTGTCCTCGACCAGTTCTGCACACCTGCGGCTAATCGTTCGACTGTCGGTACTGCCGCCCTTACTGAGTCTGTTGTCCAGAATGTCCTCACAGGCATCTACTCCCAGACTGGTCAGTACAAGGATTATGACCTCCTCTGCGGTACTGCCCTGAAGAGAGCGTTCACGAACCTCGTGTTCACTACGCCTACTTCTGGTTCTCCGAACACCCAGACTGCCATCCGCACCTTCAATCGTGAAGCCAACGAGTCCGCTTATATCGCCTCTGTTGACATTTTCGAGGGTGATTTCGGTAAGTTGAGACTCCACCCTTCCCACTACCTCAAGGCTAACGCTGGCGTTGGTTCGACATTTGTCGGCTATGTCATTCCGTTCGACCAAGTCGAAGTGAGATATGGTGGCAATGTCGCTGGCGTGACGGCTCTCCCGAACGCTGGTGGTGGCGAAGCCCGAATGATTGAAGCGGTTGCTGGACTTTGCGTCTACAACCCCCTCGCTTTCGGTGTGTTTGACTTCACCGCCTAATCCGCAGTAATGTCAGACATCATTCAAAGTCTGGCTGACGCAGTACCTGCCCACCTTAGAAATAGGGTGGAGCAGGAACTCCTGTTGGGTTGGAGAATGAATGAGGTCAAAGCAAAGTCGGTTGCCAAGCAATCGGCTATTTTTCACAACAACAACGCTGCAAAAAGCGTTGATGGTATTGGCGAGAAAATCGCCTCTATCCCTCTGGATGCCTTTCACTACTGGTCTCACAGACTCGGCAAAGAATGCTGGTCTGATGACCAATTTGTGAACGACTTCATCAGAGATAACCCCGAAGTGGCAGTTAAAAACCGCATCAAGCGGACTACTGTCCAAGGGGCAATTTTTACAGGTGACGGATATCTCATCAAATGAGAATAGCAAACTACTCCCAAGTCCTTTTTGACGCTCTCCAGTACTCTGGAAATGACCGCCAAAACATCACGGCTGACACCTTTGCTCAGTTCCGTGACTTCACTAACGCTCGTATGCGTGAGGCGTGGGAGGCTAGCGACTGGATTGATATCTGTCGTATTGCCAAGAACGCAATCACAGTTGATACGCTTGGCGTTGCATCGTTTGTGCCTATTGCAACAGCAGGAGAAATTCTTGCTGTCTACTACAAGAACCCTCAGGAAACCACAAAGGCTACGCAAATCCCTTTTCAGATTTACGACCTAGGAACTTCCAGAAAGGTCATTGTCAATGCCGCTGTCTCAGAGGTTTGGTATGTTTATAGACTTAACTGTCCTACTCTTACTGGAGAACTGTACAGCCCTACTGTAGTTTACTACAAGGACGCTCAGGTGTACTTTGACTCTGGTTCTGGAACAGGTTCGTACACTCCTGTCCTTGGAAGACCTCACGCAGGCAACTTCTATACTTGTACTGCCACCTCTACGATTGCTGGACAGAATCCTAACACCAATGCCTCCAGTTGGACTAAGATAGACATTCCTTATGTCTTCTCGTCCTTTATGGCTTGGGCGGCGGCGGCTAACTGGTTTGTCTCTGAAGGACAAATGCAAGAAGCCGCAACTATCGAGGCTAAGGCGGCATCTGTTCTTGAAATGGAATACGACAAGATGCTCCGTCAGCAATCTCAATTTGGTCGTATCAATATGACAAACACTTACTAATACAATGGCATTCGCATTCTCATCCCCCCTAATTCGTGGTTTCACCCACCAGAACTTCACAGCAGGTACTGCCGCAAGCACCCTTCTTGACCACGCCATCACCCCTATCAGACGGGTAATGGTCATCGTCCAGAACAAGTCTACAACGGCTACTATCGAAGTGATTTTTTCTGAGTCTGGCTCTTCTGGTGTCATCGTTCCTCCTCTTGGTAACATTACCATCGAGAACTACAATGGTCACATCAGAGTAGTTGCTACTGCCGCCTCTACCCCTGTTCACATCGCTTTCGCAACAGTCTAATGGCTATCTCTATCTCTACAGGTGGTGTCGGTGGCATCACAGTCGAAAACGACCCTACAGCCCTCAAACTGACAGGCGGTACGCTGTCTGGTACGCTGTTTGTTCCTACAGTCGGAAACCTGCTTAACACGAACCTTAGCGTTGTTGCTTACAATGATGTTGGTGCTGGCACTACATACAGTCACACTTTCACCCCTCTTGATGGTAAGTTTAACCTTGCTACCAATGGTGGCGGTCTGACATTCCCTAACGGAACAACTCAGACTACGGCTGGTCTTCCGCTTACTGGAGGTACTCTCACAGGCAAACTGAACGCCCTCACTACGGCTACTACCGCTGGTGTTAATCTTGGTCATTGGACTGCTAATCCTACCGCACCTGTGGCTGGAGACATCTGGATTGTTGATAGACTTAATTTTACAAACAGACTTGGCAACACAATTGGCGTTGTTACGACTAATCAAGCAAGCACTATTGCAACAAGTGCTAGCACCCCTATTTTAGGCGTAGACCAAAGTGGCTCTGGCGGTGCTATGGTTATCAAAAATCTGTCTACTACTTCCGTTGGAACTACCCTCCGCATTGAAAACAGAGGAACAGGTAACTCTTTTGTCGTTGAAGATACCACCACTCCAGATGGTACTGCTTTTGCCATCGACCAGTTCGGCAAGGTGGGCATTGGTACTGCTCCTTCAACTGCCTGTCTTAGTGTTGATGGAAATGGAATTAATTTTAACGGCTCAACTGTTACTGATTTAGATGTGTATAATGCTACTACTCCTCCTTCTGGATGGGACGCTAATACAGTATCAAACTGCATAAGAATTAGAATTAATGGAGCAAACTATTTTATTCCATATTGGTCAGACCCAAATAACCCTTAACCTATGATTACTCTTATTCTTATCGCTGTTTCTCTTCTTGGTGGCATCTATGTTGGTGCTCGCTGGTCTGAGAAACTCAAGGAAGTCTACTACTCTATCGTCTCTCGGTAATGCCTAATGAATACCAAAAGGATGGAGACATAGCATTTATCGGGCTTAACAGCCGTGATAATCCTAGTTCTTTGCCTGCTGGTATTGTTAGTCGTTCTCAGAACTTCAGAATGGACAGAGGTGTTGCTACAGTCCGTAAGGGCTTGCAACGCAAGACTGTTGGTGAACTCATCGGTCAGACTATCTATGGAGTAGGCACATATATCAATTCGACAGGACAGGAGATTATTATCTGCGTCCTTACTGATGGTCTTTACACATACAACCCTCAGACAGAAGTACTTTCTGCCAAGATAGCGTTCCCAGCGGGAGAGACAATTACCACTCAAGATGGCTGTGATGTTGCTACTGGTGTTGACGCTGTCTTCATTTCTCGTGGCTTTGACAAGCGTCCATTGATGTGGGATATGGAGGTTACTGTCATTGCCCTTGGCACTACAGCCACAGAAAAAGAGTTCCCTAACTGCTCAAGCATTCTTTATTACGCTAATCGTTTTATCGTAATCGGCAAGCATCACGATGAGACAAATGTCCTTAGAAATAACGACACAGTTTCTGTAAGCAACTTTCTAGACCCTTATCATTTCGATGCTCTAGATGCGTTTACGATTAACAGCGGTTCTAACGACAGAATTGTAGGCATATCTCCTTGGACTCTAAATGAGTTCTTGGTGTTTATGCGTAACAGCATCTTCTATGTTGGCGTTGGAACTAGCAGATATGTCACAGGAGAGCCTATGGCTAATGACTCCTATGTGACTACGCTGGCTACCGACATCGGTTGCTGTGCTAAGCGTAGCGTAGTTCAGGCGGCTGGTGGTGTGTTCTTTCTATCTGACAACGGAGTTTATTACCTGCAACCTCAACCTGCCTCTGCTGAGTCTATGAAGTTGCTGACTATGGCTGACCCGCTATCGTCTCCGATTGATGACATTATCCAGCGAATCAATAAAACCTATGTTCATCGTGCCGTTGCTACTTACTGGAACAATAGATATTACCTCGCAGTTCCGCTTGATAACTCTGCTGACAATAATGTCATTCTGGTATATAATTTTATATTAAAACAATGGGAGTCGGTTGACACCTTCCCTGCCAACTTTGACATCTTTGACTTTGTGGTCGCTAAGAAAGAGAACCAGCGAAGAATGTATGGAATTGATACAGACCAAGGTATGTTCCTTATGGAGCAATTGCCTCACGATGAATACGGAGGTGCTACAGGCACTCCTATGCTTCCGTTTTTCATTCCTGAGTTGCTGAGTGAGTCTGCCTTTGCCGCTGAAGAAATCAGAGGCGTTCTAAAGACAAGGAAGTACTCCTTTAACGGCATTGGAGATAAGAGATTTAGCACCGCTGAAGTTGAAATTGTTTCTGACGCTGGCTCTCGTGTTGTCACGACAGTTGATGTATCCAATCCTGATGCCACAAATGTAATTGATACCTTTGCGTCTCAGTTCACAGAAGACACTACAAGAAGAGCACCTATTAGAAAAATCGGTACTGGCTTGCAGTTGGAGTTCACAGTACTAAATCTTAGACCTTCAATCAGGTCTGCATATGTCTATGCTACAGTTCAAACTAAGACAAACCAATCTAAAACATAATTATGGCACAATTCTCTAAGGGCGATACATTCATTGACGGACAGCAGGTTACTGGGTCTCGTCTTAACCAACTCGTGGACTCTGCTACCCTTGTAATCGGGGCTATCACAGACCAGCCTAATCTGACTGCTGGTACGCTTCAGGCTACAGACAGCACTATCGTTGTCAATGGCGGTACTCTCAAGGAGGCAAGGATGAGCGACATCCTTGGCTCGTCTCTTCCTGTTGTTGCGTCTACCATCAGAGGTGCGTCTGTTACCACCCCTATCCTTAACGGCAACACAAACACGGATGTTATTGTCACTCCTTTTAACGGACTCAATGTTACTGGAAAGACCTTTTCGTCTACGGACGGCATTACAGTTTCTGTAACCTCGCTTCTTCACGGACTTCAATCTGGACAGATTGTTGCGATTACAGCCAGCCTTTCAGCCTACAGCGGTACATATAGAATCACAGTTACCTCTGTTGATGTGTTCACATATACGCTGTTCCCGACAGCCTCTATTGCCAGCGGTACTTGCTCTTATATGAAGATGGCGGCTGAGGTCATTAACGGACAAGCGTCTGTTTCTCAGAACCTTTATGTGGCTGGTGCTAGCACAGTAGTTGGCAATGAACTTGTGCGTGGCAATAGCACTATTAACGGCACTCAGGAGGTTAAGGGTCAATCCACATTCAGTCTTGCTCCTAAACTAAACACGACCTCCATCTTCCCTCGTCTTGACTATTTTGTTCAGACTAGAACTACTGCCGTGTATACATCTGGTTGGGGTGGCATTCAGAATCTCGTTAACATTTACGGCACAAAACTTCCGCTTGTTGATATTACATTTACTCCTCAAAAGGCTGGAAATAAAGTAGTCCTTACTTGGAGTCTTTTTGGCGAGGGTTATAATTCAGCCGCAGACTTGGTGTTTCTTGTTACTAGAACGCCTAACTCTGGCGTTGGTTCTGGCGTTCCTGTTCACCTTCCTGACGCTGTTGATTCTGTAAACAACACTTGGTCTGGAGTCACATCTGGTGGTCACGATGGCAATGATGGAACTACCCCCAGCACAGTAACTGTTAAGATTATTGACCAGAACACTCTTGATGTTTCTTGCACCTACTCTGTTTATTTCCGTGCCGCTAACAATAGAACAACATATTGGCACTTTAATAGAAGCGTTACCAACACAGGGTCACTTGACAACGAAATTGGTCTTAGCGTTGGTCACGCTCAGGAAATCTATACCTGATGTTTCTGTCTAACCTAAAGGAATTCGTTAACGCTCATCGTTCTGAAGGGCGTGGCGAGGCTTTTGGGTTTGATGACATCACTACAGAAACCTACCTAAAGTGGGCATTCACCCACGACTACCTGTTTGTATCTACAATTGACAACAATGTTACAGGTGTAGGGATTGCCTATCCTATTAAGGCTAGCACAGGAGATGAAGAATCCCTGTTTACATTTAACAACAAGATACCTAAGGACAAGGAATACCAGAACGATTTGTGCATAATGGATATGATTTCGGTCGATTCAGAATCCACTAAAAATCTTGTAAAAGACTTTAAACTCCGTTACCCCCATTGGAACAACTGTAAAAAGTGGTCTCTTCGGTTCGGTAACCTCACAGAAATAACCAACCAATACATTAACCTTTTATAACAATGGGAAGTAAAAAAGTCAAAGCACCGCCACCTAGAGATTACGCACAAGAAATGCGTGATGCTATGAATGCACAGGAAGCCATCCAGCCTCGCCTGCTTGAACTGGAACGCCAGTATCAGCCGCAGTACCAGAAACTCCAACAGGAGATGATGGACAAGCAGATGGAATACCAGATGCAATCTTATGAAAAGGCTATCCCTAAGGCGGCTCAACTGAGTTCTCAGTACGCTACTGCTATGACCCCTGTCTACGGACAGATTGGTGAACAGTCTATGCAGGCGTATCGTCAAGGTCTTGGGGCTGAAACTATGGGTCTCTACGACACGATGAACCAGCAGGCTATGGAAGGTCTTCAGGCTGGCTCTGGACTTACGGCTCAGATGACACAGCAGTCCCAGCAGGCGGCTAGGGCGGCAATGGCGGCTAGGGGTCTAACAGGCAATCAAGCAGTCGCTCAAGAGGTTCTAGGTGGGTACAATATGGGTCTGGCTCGTGAGGATAGGGCTAGACAGTACGCTGGCTCTATGTACCAGCAAGGTCAGCAGAACTTCCAGCAGGCTATGGGTACATACGGCAACTCGATGATGACACAGGCGAATGCCTATTCCCCTGCCAATCTATACGGCACAGCCTACAATATGTCTCAAGGACTTGGTGCTCAAATTTTCCAACCTGAATCTCAGTACAACTCTGCTCTCATTGGTGCTAATCGCCAAGAGGCTATGTCTGTTAAGTTGGCTAACCAGCAGGCTAGCAATGCTATGACAGGCGGCATCATCGGTGCTGTCGGTGCTGTCGGTGCAGGCTTTGCAGGAAGTGCCGCTGGAGCAGCCCTAATTTAATGAGTAAACTGGAAAAAACTATAGAACTAATCCGTGCAGGATTCTCAGTTCCTAATCGCTCTGCCTTGGCTTGGTCGGGCGGTAAGGACTCTATGGTGCTTTTCCACATACTCCATACCCTTGGAATCAAGTTGCCTGTAGTGTTCTTTAAAGAGCCTTGGCAACCAGTTAAGTATTCGTTTCAGAACAGGGTGATTGCTGACTATGCCCTTGAGGTGTACTCGTGGCATCCTTGTAGTTCCTCATTTCAGCAGACTGGAGACGAGTTTGAGGTTCAGAATGTATACGGACTCAATACCTCTACAGTAACCTGTCCTACAGGCATTACGCCTCCAGTTGAGGGCAAGCCTTGGGTTTGTGCTATTGATATCCTGAACCGCCCCAAGCAGTTGAACCTTCAGGCTAACTGGGATATGCTTTGGATTGGACACAAAGGATGCGACAGCGACCCCATTCTTGGCGGTGACGCTGGCACGAGAATCAACACACGCTTTGGTCAAGGCTGGATGAACTTTATGTTCCCCTTGCGTGACTGGTCGCACGATGACATCTGGGAGTACATC